GAGATTACTATACATCAAGTTACTCTAATGGAGATTTAGAGAGGAAATAATTTATGTCACAAATTGACAAAAGAATACAAGTAAATACGATTATTGAAAATCAGTTACCTGAATTTGTAGGTGCTGATTTTTCAAAAGCTGCTGATTTCTTAAAGCAATATTATATCTCACAAGAATTTCAAGGTGGACCAACTGATTTAATCAGTAATCTTGACCAGTACTTAAAATCAGATAATTTAGTTCCTGAAGTTATAGTAGGTGTTACAACAATTTCTTCTGATGTAAGTTCAACTGATACAACAATTACTGTACCTAGTACAACTGGTTTTCCCTCTGAGTATGGATTGTTAAAAATTAATGATGAGATTATAACTTATACTGGTATTACCTCTACTACATTTACAGGGTGTATTAGAGGATTTAGTGGTATTACTGGATATAATGTTGGTGTCTCTTCATCATTACTTGAAATCAATAGAGAGAGTTTACAATTTGATGAGACTGTAGCATCATCTCATACATCTGGTTCAACTCTAACAAATTTATCTGTTCTGTTTCTACAAGAATTTTTTAAGAAGTTAAAGAGAACGTTTTTGCCTGGTTTAGAAAATAACGATTTTCATGATAATATTGATGTAGGAAACTTTGTAAAGTTTGCTCGTTCTTTCTATCAATCAAAAGGTGTTGAGGAGTCGATTAGAATATTATTTAAAGTACTATATGGTGTTGAATCAAGAATCTTAGACCTAGAGGGTAATTTAATTAAACCATCAGGTGCTGAATTTATACGTCGTGAAGTTATTGTTGCAGATTTAATTACACCAACAGGTGAACCACAGAACTTAACTGGACAAACTATATTTAAATCTACTGATACATCTACTAACGCATCAGTATCAGAAGTTGAAATTATAAAGAGAGAAGGTAGAAATTACTACAAGATGGCACTATTTGTTGGATTTAGTGACCGTGATTTGATTGAAGGTGTATTTACCATACCAGGTAAAACAAAGGTCATTGGAGGGGCAGTAGCAGGTGCTACAGTTATTGATGTAGATTCAACTGTTGGGTTTGGTACTACTGGTATTCTTATAAGTGGTGCAAATTCCGAAATTAATTATACTTCAAAATCTATAAATCAGTTTTTTGGATGTACTGGGGTGGGTGTTGGTATTGGAACAGCAGATGATATACGTTCAGATGAGACAATATTTGGATATGAGAATGGTGATCTATCTAAGAGAGTAGATTTAAGAATAACAGGTGTTCTCTCTGAATTAGTACCAATAACTGATATAAAATTAGTAAATGAGCAAGAAAATTTCTTTGTTAAGAATATTGGTGAAAAAATAGAAAATGATAATGATAATTATAAGCAGATTTTCGCAAATTCTTGGTTGTATAATACTGCATCAAGATTCCAAGTTGATATCTCTGGTTCAACATTTAAATTGAATACTTTAATTGACAAAGCATATTTGAAAAAAGGTGATAGATTTGAAATACTAGAAAGAAATGAGCAAGTCATAGTAGGTAGTGGTACTATTGATAGTATTGACGTTACATTAAATCAATTCCTAGCAACAAATATTGCTGGTTTTACTCAAGTTCCAAATCAATTATATGATATTCGTAGAATTGTTGAAAAAGTTACTAGTTCAGGTATTACTCTTGCACAAGGAAATAATACTGTTGTTTCAGATACTTTAAGTGTATATGTTGATGGTAATCAAGATGGTTATGTAGCATCTAACTCCCTACCAAGTTACGATATAAAAGTAAATATTATTGAAGAAACTTTAACTGGTGGCACCGCATCTGTATTAGAAGGGTTCAATCCACTTAATCAAAGATATAGTTTTCTTAAATTTACACCACCACCAAACACTGATTTAAAATTTATTCAAGGTGATGCAATCATATATCAACCTGAAGGTGAAGCATTAGTTGGATTAGATAGTGGTAGAACTTATTTTGTTGACCCTATTTTACCTGGACCAAATCAAAACATTTCACAATTAAGATTATATAACTCTACAGCACAGATTGGAACTGCAAGCACTGTACAAGTTGGTCCTACAACATCTACAACCGATGTTCATAGATTTGTATTGAAAAGACACTCAAGTAGAGAACTTGAATCAAATAAAATTTTAAGAAAAATTCCTCTATCTCAAAATTTATTCGTAGCGTCTAAACAAGAAGAACCAACAACTGATATTGGAGTATTAATAAACGGTGTTCAAATTAGGTCTCCGAAGTCTGATAATCAAATATTCTTTGGATCATTAGAATCAATTGACTTAACTAATAAGGGTTCTGGGTATGATATATTAAATCCACCAATTATTGGTATAGAAACTAGTGGTGGTGTAGGTGCTGCTGCCGAACCAATTATACAGGGAACAGTTAAAGAAGTTTTTGTAGACCCACAAACTTTTGATATTGATGCAGTTACAAGTATATCTCTTACAGGTGGTAATGGTACTGGTTGTGTATTGAAACCTGTATTGGGTTCAAGAAACAGAGAACTAAGATTTGATAGTAGAGATGTATTTTTCAATGGTGGTGTTGATATTGTAAATGAAACAATTACATTTAAGGAAAATCATAACCTTGAAGATGGACAAATACTTTATTATAGTGCAAATAATAATGCTCCAATAGGTATAGGTAGTGCATATGATTTAACAAATGAAGTTACAGGCACATTATCGGATGGTGCACCATACTTTATAAGAGTAGTTAATCCATCAACAATAAGATTATTTAATTCTAGAGTCGATGCTATATTTGGATTGGCAGGTATTAATACTGTAGGATTATCTACAGACACAGCAGCAAGTGGTATCCATAAGTTTAGAACTGAGGATAAGAACACATTAGTATCAGTTAAAGTATTAGAAGAAGGTTCTGGTTATACTCATCGTAAGTTAAGAGTTAAACCAGTAGGTATATCTACATCACTAAATGTAGTATCATTTAAAGATCATGGATTTAACACTGGAGAACTTATTGAATATTCGGCAGAGACCACTCCAATCCAAGGATTATCAACAACATCTTCATACTTTATTAAAAAATTAACAGACGATACTTTCCAACTTGCTGATGCTGGTATTGGTGGTACAGTTACTACTAATTTTGATAGAGGTAGTTTTGTTGACTTTGAAACGAAGGGTGCAGGATTCCAAATATTTAATTATCCTCAAATCAAAGTTAATATTGACGTATCTTATGGTTCGACTATAACTGGTAATTTTACAATTACTCCAGTCGTTACAGGTGAAATTATTGGTGCATATCTATATGAAGAAGGAACTAATTATGGTTCAGTAACTCTTGATAAGGAAGTTATACCTAAAGTTTCAATTGAAAATGGTAAATTTGCAGAATTTAAACCTATAATAATTGATGGAAGAATTAGTAAAGTAGTTGTCGTAAACAGAGGTAGAGAATATAATTCAAGTCCTGAACTTAGAATTACGGATTCAACAGGTGCAGGAGCAGGTGCTGTTGCAAGACCAATTATTGAAAATGGACAGGTAATTGATGCTGTAGTAACTAATACAGGTATTGGATATGATAGCAATGCAACTGAGGTTAGAGCATTTCCCAGAGGTCAAAACGGACAGTTTAATGCTAGAGTTAGAAGTTTGACATTAAATGATCAAAGTAGATTTGGTGATTCATTCCTTGCAACTAAAGATGGTAAACTAAATTTCAGTATTTTAGGATATTCACAAGAAATAGCAAATAATTTTGAAAATACATTTTCAGTCAACCCGAATACAGGTGAATTTACCCAGATTACAGGTCATTCTCCTATAATAGGTTGGGCATACGATGGAAACCCAATTTATGGACCTTTTGGATATTCAGAAGCAGATAATATCAACTCTGAATTAAAAATTATACAATCATCATATAAAACAGATATTGCACAAGTAACTAATAGACCTGCAGGATACGCACCAGGTTTCTTTGTTGAAGATCACGTATTTGATGAGTCAGGTGATCTTGATATTCATAATGGTAGATTTTGTAAAACACCAGAATTTCCTAATGGAATCTATGCATACTTTACAACTGTTGGTTTAGGTACTAATACAAACAAATTAGAGGGTAGATATCCATATTTCATCGGCAATACATATAGATCACCTTTTATAAAAGAAAATCAACTTCTTGATCAAGATTTTGACTTTAATAATTCACAGTTAAGAAGAAATACCTTCCCATATAATGTTGATGAAAAATTTGCTGGTAATGATTTTGTTATTGAATCATATGAAAAGATAAGACAATTATCAGTTATTGAGTCTGTAACGAAAGGTGATGTAGATGCGATAAAAATTCTAAATGGTGGGCAAGATTATAAAATTGGTGATTTAACTGAATTTGATGATGAAGATACTAATGGTTCAGGATTTAAAGCACAAGTTAGCGAAATCGTCGGAGTTGGAGTATCACGTATTGATACAACTATTACACCATTCAGTCCTGCTATATTTGAATGGAAAGGTGATAATGAAGTTGTTGCTAATTATGCACCATTTATAGAGATTAATGACCAAGATATAGTTAATATATCTGGTTTATCCACTAATATTAAAAATTTAACTAATAATTTTAGCATTGGTGTATCCACTGTTAGAGTAAGTCTTGCTGGAGATATGACTGTTGGTTCTGTAGCAGGTTTAGTTCAAGATATTGGTTTGACCGAAATACCTAATGATATATCAGTTGGTGGTTCAATTCGGATTGGTTCAGGAAATACAAGTGCAACTGAAGTGGTAAAAATATTAGGTGTGTTTCCAATTGAAAGATTAGTTCGTGTTCAAAGAACTACTGGTATAGCACATACTTTAGGTTCAAATGTAGATATTTTAAATGATAAGATTTCAATACCAGTTAAGACTCAAAAATTTATTTCAGAAAAAAATGATATAGTTTACTTTAATGGTCGTCAATCAGTTGGGGTTGGAACCACTGCTGGTGGTGCGGTTGAAGTAGATGTATTCACTGGCACAAGAGTAGATAGAGTTTCTATAGCAACAAGAACAATTAGAATACCTAATCATCCATTTAAGAATGGTCAGAAGTTAATTCTTAACAAACGAAACGGTGCAAATCGATTTGATGTAGGAACAACTAACCTTGTCCAAGAGTTTAAATTGCCATTTATAGGTGCAAACTCCACTGAAGTTTTTGTAATCAATAAAGGTCCTGATAATATCGGTTTAGTTACATCTAAAGTAGGTATTGGAAGTACAAGTGAAGGTTTATTTTTCTACACTAATGGTTCAAATGCTGGTATTAATTCATCATTATACTTCTTTGAAACACAAAAAGACCAAGTTACTGGTGATATTGAAAAAATTGTTACTACAGTATCAACAAATGTAGCAGCAGCTAATACAACTACTCATAATTTAGTTGAAGGTGACTTAGTTAAGATAAATGTTGTACCTAATATTGTGGTTGGTTCTGGTTCAACAATACCTGTCAATGTAAATTATAATTCTGAATTTGATAAATTAATTATCAATCCTTTAACATTTACCAGTTCTGATGTTGAAACAAATCAAATAGATATTCCAAATCACGGATTCAAAACTGGTGACAAGGTATTTTATGACGGAAGTGCTACAGGTTTAAGCAAGGGAACATATTTTATAAACAAAGTAAGTAATAGAAGATTCCAATTAACTGAGACAATTGAGGATTTACGTGCGAATCCAATTAAAATTGTTGAAATAACTGCAAATACAGGTGGCACACAAACTATTTCACCTATCAATCCCCGTATCGATGTTGTCAAAAATTCTAAGTTAACATTTGGTCTCTCAAGCACCACGTTAGCAGATTTTGATTTTAAAATATTCTATGATAGAAATTTAACAAATGAATATCTCAGTTCTCAAGACTCAAGTGTTTTCAATGTAGGTGTTGCAGGAACAATTGGAATTGGAACAAATAGTACAGATCCAGTTGGTGCTGCACTTACAATCCAGTATACACCATCAACACCAATAACACTATATTATGGTTTAACTAAGGGTGGATTTATAAGCACTGCCGATACAGAGGTATCAAATTACTCAGAGATAAGATTTGTTGATAGTGTATACAATGGTGAATATAAGATATTCAATGTTCAAGATGATACGTTCCAATTCTCACCTAAAGTACCTGAATTTTTATCATATACAAGTGAACAATGCGATAATTTAGAGTATTCAACTAAATCAACATCAGTTCATGGTTCGATAAAAGATTTCAAGATATTATCTCCAGGTTTTAACTATAAAAAATTACCACAATTTAAGAAAATTAATAGTGTAAGTGGTACTGATGCAAATATTATTGCATCATCAAGAACAATAGGAAGAATTAAAAAGGTAAGGATTGTTGATGTTGGATATGAATACTCTTCAGATAAAACATTAGGACCAGAAGCATTTATCTCACCAGTTGTTAATATTGATAATCTCGACATAATCGCCTCTGTTGATATTAAGAGTGGTGGTGCAGATTATATTAGCACACCTAATTTAATTGTATTCAATCCTATTACCAACACAGTTGTAGATAATGTTTCATTACAACCCTTCTCACCTAACCAAACAATATCAAAAGTTGATGTCTTATCACCTGTTACAGGTTTAGATTCAGTTGTTCATAAGATAATATCAATTAATAATTCAAATGGAGTTGGTATAAACTCATTACAAACAAGTAACTCTGGAGTTGTTACTTGCTTCCTTGAAACTCCAATCAACGGATTTGATAATCAACCATTTGCGGTTGGTGATGAGATCTTTGTAGAAGGTATCCAAAGACTTGGTGAAGCAGGTATTGGTGCAACTCAGGGTGGTGGTATTTCAACTAATACAACAGTTGCTGGTGATGGTTATAACTCTGAAAATTATAATTATCAATTCTTCAAAGTTACAGATTACGCTGCTGGAACTCAGGTTCAACTTGAATTTAGTTTAGCAGGTGTTACAACAAATCCAGGTATTGCAAAAACATTCCAATCTGGTTATGCTACTTTAGTCAATAAGAAAAAATATCCAGTAATTGAACCAATACAAACCAGAGGTGTATTTGAATTAAAAGAGTCATTAATTATTAATAATGTAGTTACTGATTTAAAGGTTATCGAAGTAAGAAATGATTATATTAAAATTGACGGTAAATTTAAAATACAAGTAGGTGACAGAATTAAAGGTGAATTGAGTAATGTATCTGCTGAAATTACAAGTTTAATTGATAATCAGGCGAAGTTTACCACTGGTTTCTCTAACAGACAAGAGTATGGTTGGTTAGATGATATTGGTAAGTTGAATGAGGACTATCAAGTTATACCTGATAATGATTACTACCAGAATTTATCTTATACTGTTAAGAGTTCAGTTGAATGGGAAAAATTTGTTAATCCTGTTAATAGATTGGTTCATCCATCTGGATTAAAGAATTTTGCAGATACTTCAATACTATCCACATTATCAGTTGGGTTTGGTCGAGTTCGCCAATCAGATCAAGTAGTTGTATTAGATGTTGGTAATGTTCTTGAATTAAATGATAAGCAAAGAGTTGATGCAATTAATAATTTTGACTTTGCTAGGGATTTTGATACAAGGGTCAATGGTTCTAAGTTCTTAACTCTAAAAAATAGAACACTCACTGACTTTACCAGATGTAAAACAAACAGAGTATTACTTCATGATGACATAAGTGATAACTTCTCAAGTGAGGGTTTTGAAAGTACAAATACAGTTTTAGATAATTTGGATGAAGATTTTGGACATTATCTTGTTCAAGTAGTTGACCCAGATACATTTGATTCTCAATTCTCTGAAGTAGTAACAATTACAACTGAAACTGATGCATTTTTACTTGAAAAAACAACTGACTTTACAACAGTAAAATTAGGTGATTTTGAAACTGAAATTTTGTCATCTGGAGCAAAAAATCTATTATTTGAACCTACAGAAAAGTTCATAAGAGACCATGATATTAAAGTATTAAAAATTGACTTTAATACAGATTTAACGGGTATTGGTACAAATAGTATAGGTCATATTGATTTAGTAGGTGTAAATGCAGGTGTCGGATCAACAACGATAGGATTTACAACAACAACTATTTTAGAAGTGCCTACATTTGATTTCAACGGTCTACACGCATCAGTTTTTGTACAAGATAGCGTAACTAAAGAAATTAATTACAATGAAGTTGTAATAGACTTTGATGGAACGGATACGACTATTGCTGAAACATACGTTGATACTAAATCTGGTTTAAGTAATAGTGTGGTTGGTGTAATCACTGCAAGAGTTGAAAATAATTTAGTTAAATTACAGTGCGAGAATGATAGAGTCAATGTACTTGACGTAAGGGCAAATATTGTTGGTTTAGGTTCAACTGCAATAGGTATTGGAACATTTAGATTCTCTGTATCTGGTCAACCTGCAGGTGCTGAACGAAGTGCCAGATTGCAATCTGGATATGCAACAGGAACAGCAACTCCAATTACATATGCGACTTTAAATAAACTAGTTGATACTACAGCCAAATCTTTAGTTAGAGTATCTTGTGGTGATACATCTGCTGTTCATCAAATCATATCATTGAGAGATGATGATGATGTATTAACAGTTCAGTATCCATTTGTTTCTGCTGGTTCGACAACTGGTATTGGAACATTTGGTGGTGAAATTGTTGGAAATGATATTAATTTAAGATTCTATCCTGACTCTGAATTTGACTCCCTTATTGAAGTACAATCATATAATCAAATTTTATATACTGCTAGTGATTTTGCAAACACACCTCCAAACTTAATTTATGGAACAGTTGATCAACAACTATTTTTATCAACTTATGATGGTGCTGCTGGTCTTAGAGCAAACAAGAAAGATTTTATACTGAAACATAAAGAAGTTCCAATTTATTCAAAAGTATTCAATCCTGGAAATACAGGTACAATCAGTACAACTACAAGCACTATAACCATTCCTAGTCACTTCTTCAACACAAATGAGGAATTAACATATACACCAGATTCAACATTTATTGGGGTTGCAGGAACAGCGATTTCAATAGGTTCTACTGCGAATGTTGCTGGAGTTGTTACTACACTACTACCTACTACTGTATATGCTAAAGTTATTGATGAAGATAGATTTGAATTATATTCAAGACCTGAATATGTTGCTACAGGTAGTCCAATTCAATTAACAGGAATTGGTGGGGGTAATGCTCATAAGTTAACCATGAGAAAACAACTCACTAAAACTATTATTGGTTTAGATGGTGTTGTTCAACAACCAATCACATTTACATCAATTACTCATAACTTTGGAGTGTTTGATGGGTTTACACATAATAATAGTATTGGTATTGGATTATCTCAGTTTGTATTAAGTGGTATTAGTTCTATACAACCAACTGATTTCTTAAAATTGAATGGTGAGTATATGAAGGTGACTGAGGTTGGATTCTCAAGCACACCTACAGGTATTATTAATGATTCTGCTGATGTAGCATTAGGTATCGCAACTCTACCAGTTGTTAAGGTTGAAAGAGGACAATTAGGTATTGCAGCAACTTCACATTCAGCAAATGATGTTGCAAGAGTTCATAGAGGTTCATTTAATATTGTTGATAGCACCGTATTCTTCTCAGACCCACCTAAAGGAAATAATAGATCAAGAAGGGATGAAACTAATTTACCATTCGTAAAAGCCAATTTCAGTGGTAGAACATTCTTGAGAGCAAACTATACAACAAATATGTTATTTGATGACATATCAGATAATTTCACAGGAATTGGAAAAACATATTCATTAACAGTTGGAGGTGCGAATACATCTTCAGGTATTGGCGTAGGAAATGGAGTTCTATTCATCAATGGCGTATTCCAAACTCCACTAACAGTTAATAATACAGGTAATAATTATGAGTTTATATCAGATACAACTGCTGGTATTTCTACAGTTGAATTTACTGGTATTACATCTACTAATGGTGATTTCATCGTATCTGAATTCGATATTAATCAGAATCAAGTTCCAAGAGGTGGACTAATTGTTTCATTAGGGTCAACACCAGGTCTTGGATATGCACCATTAGAAGGAGCAAAAGTAAAAGCATTTAAAGATGCTAACGGTGGGATTACAAGTATTGTTGGTATCGCAACATCTTCAGGATTCAATCTTGGTATACAAACTGCTGCCTACGATAACATAACTGGTATTATTACTGTAACTACTGAGAAAGTACACGGTTTTGCACTTGAGAGACCAAATACAGTCAAGTTAAAGAACTTAGTGTTTAGTTGTACTGGATATAGTGGAGCAGGAACAACTACAATATTCCAAGACCACGAGAGACCACTATTTCTTGTTGGTATAGTTTCTGATAGAACATTTGAAGTTCAAGCAGGACCAAGCACAATTATCCATAATTATCAAGGTGGTGGACAAGCATTTGAGTTCTTTGAGGACTTAACATTTGGTTCTGGATATCGTGGTGGTTCTGTTGCAATTGGTGTTACAGATTTAGCATTTGAGCACAGATTTGTCAGTGCAGGTATTAATTCAATTCGTAAGGGTAATTTTGCTGCTACAGGTGCAAATGCATTTACAGCAACTAACGCAGTTTATACATCACACTCTGGAACTCTTGTTCTTACAATACCAAATCATGGTTTGACCACAAGTGATACAGTTGGTATTGATACTGGTGGATTAGTATTCAAGTGTTCTAAAGATAACTTCTTCTCAGATCATCCATATCCTCGCTCTGTATCTAAAACAAGTTTCCCAAATTCAGATCCTATTGCTGGTATTCAAACCGCTATTATTGGAACTACAACTAATACAATTACACTTCAAGTTGGAGTTGGTGGTGGAGCAGGTAGTGGTGCAGTTGTCACCGCATCAGTTGGTGTAGGTGGTACATTAGCATTTAATATAGTTTCTGCTGGAACAAGTTATGTGAATCCAGAAATTATCATACCACAACCAAATTATGATAATTTACCAATAATTGGTGTTTCAAGAGAGGGTATTGGATCAACAACACAAACAGGTTCCAATTTATTGATTGACGTAAAAGTTGGTGCATCAAAAACTACAGTGGGTATAGGTTCAACAACTTTTGAAATATCTGAGTTTGCCATTGCAAGACCTGGACATTCATTCAAAGTCGGTGATAAATTTACACCAGTAGGATTAGTTACTGCTGCACATTTAACATCACCGATTCAACAATTTGAATTAGAAGTCATACAAACATTCAGTGATAAATTCTCTGCTTGGCAATTTGGTGAATTGGACTTTATTGATTCAATTCGCAATTTACAAGATGGTGCAAGAAAAAGATTCCCATTATTCTTTAACGGACAATTATTGAGTTTTGAGAGAGATATTAATAATTCACGTTCACAACTTATTGATTTAAACGCTATATTATTAGTCTTTGTAAATGGTGTTATACAAGAACCAAGTTCATCTTACATATTTGAAGGTGGTACTACATTTGAGTTTATAGAACCACCAAGACCAGAGGCAAAAGTTGATATATTCTTCTACAAAGGTCAAGAGGGAGTTGATGTGGATGTTGCTGATATTCAACAAACAATAAAGATTGGTGATGAGGTTAGATTATTTAAACATCCTATTGGAGTAACAACTTCTCAACAAGCAGAGAGAACATTAAAAGAATTATTAGGTGCAAAGTTAGTTGAAACTGATATCTATACTGGTGCAGGTATTGACGAAAATAATGATAAACCAATAAGGTGGACAAAACAGAAAGTAGATATTGTACTTGGTGGTAAAAAAATTGATAAGTCTAGAGAAATATTAGAACCTCAAGTTTATCCTACATCTAAGATTATTGGTGATTTGACAAATTCATCTGGTGATGGAAATACTAATGGTATATTCGTAGATGATGCTGAAGTATTCTTCTACGAAAAAGGTGATCATTTATCTGCAAGTAATCCTGATGAATCTGATGGTGATTATAATTTAGCATTTAGTTCTGTTGATGCACTTATAACTTCAGGTGAAATACATGTGGGTGCTGCAGTAACAGCTATTGTATCTGCTGCTGGAACTATTAGTTCCTTAGATATAACGGAAGCAGGTTCAGGTTACAGTGGTTCTGTGTCTATTAAGATAAGTGCTCCAGTAGGAGTTGGTACAACTGCAATTGCAACAGGTACAATAACTAATGGTTCACTAACATCAACTACAATTACAAATCCAGGTTTAGGATACTCTGCATTTACTCCACCACAAGTAATAGTTGAACTACCAACATTTGAAACAGAAAAAATTACTTCAATTAGTAATGTAGAAGGTTTTACTGGTATTATCACTGGTATCACCACAACCACAGGATCAGGAAGTCATCCTTTGGCACTTAAATTCTTCTTTAGGGCAGATAAAGCAGCGAATGGATTACTACTAAATTATCCAGTTTTAATCAAAGATACATCAGTTGGTAGTGGTGTTACATCTGTAGATAGTCAAGATTCATCAATAGTTGGTATTGGAACTACATTTGTAGATAATATTTACAAGGTACACGCAGTCTCAACACTTGGTGAAAATGGTGAAATAACATGTAATATTCATACTAACAGTAGTTCATCAGTTTTAGGTATTGCTCAAACAGGCAACTTTAATAATTCTAATCCAGGTATAAGCACTGAATTAGGTAAAATTTCTTGGGGTAGATTATATAATGCTACAAGATCAGATAGTCCCATTTCAATCGGAGTGACTGGTTTAACCGTAAATACTGGATTATCAACCTTCCCAACTATTCAAAGAAAGAACTACACTGTAGGGTCGTTGAGAGGTCTTAGATCATCGGGTGCTATAAGGGTATTTGGAATTTGATTAAATTACCTCTATAAATAAAAAGAAAAAGTTTAAATACAATGTCAGCGATAATTACTGATCAATTTAGAATTCTGAATGCTAACAATTTTGTTGAGTCAGTAGAAAATACAAATAATTCATATTATGTG